GACCAATCAGCAAAGGCAGATAAGGGTAAACTAGAGTTATCACTTGTCAATCCGGAACTAGTCAAAGCAGTAGCTGAAGTGCGAATGTACGGCACAGAGAAGTACGGAGATAGCGAGAATTGGCGAAAGGTAGAGCCGAAAAGGTATGTAGACGCACTTTACCGACACTTGCTAGCATACATCGAGGGCAACGAGGTAGATGAGGAGAGTGGACTATCTCATCTAGCACATATGGCTTGCAACATCAGTTTTTTATTAAACAAGGAATACCTAAAGGAGCATGAATCGGAGGTATAGCGAATGTTAAACCCAGCAGTGAGTAACTTAATCAAAGAGATGAAAAAGGCTTGTCCGTTTTGTGGAGGCTCAGCTCATCTATGGAGGTGGGGGAGAAAGTTTGACAAGACATCACACCAGTACGCAGTAAAGTGCTACAGATGTATGACCCACTCTGAGCCATCAGAAGACCCAAAACAAGCTGTTATCAATTGGTACAACGAGAATTTTAGCGAGTTCCAAAGGAAAGCAAATAGAAGGCTGAAAAAGAACGAGGCTCACGAGGACGGAGCTTTGACAATCATTTATCGCATACTAGAGTCGACATCAGGGGAGTTTAGATTCAAATACCTAAGATATCTCACAACAGACAAAGACGACATCAAATATGAGAGGTTCAAGCAAGACATGGAGAGCTGTGAGAGAAGTTTGATAAGCACGATTGAATTTTGGCAACCAGCAGTAGACGGAAAGTCGGCAGTCGAGAAAGTAAAAGCAGATATAAGAGCAGAGCGAGGTGTATAGCCATGATAGACTACGAATCAGTAAGACAGCTGAAGACACTACGCAGAGCTGCAGAGGGTTTAAGATACTCCATTACACACCCACCCTATACGATAGTCACAGACTACTACAAAGATTATCGAACAGGCAAAGGAATACCTAAAGCACTAATCGGCGTTGAGATTAATGAAAAGGTGGTTAGGAAAAGAGAAAGGGAGCTGGAGAACAAACTAGGAGAGATTGAGCAAGCCATCAAGAGCATAGAGAGTGAAATCGACAAAGTAAAAGACATAGAGCTCAGAGAGATACTAAGGCTATATTGTATCAACGAGGAAACTCACGAGAAGATAGGCGAGATCATGGGACTTGAACGCTCAACAATCTCAAAGCGACTCAGTAGCTTTTGGAAGAGAGACAACAGCTAAAAAGTTTCACAGCATTCACATTTTTAAGGTGCTATAGTGTAGTTAGTGAAAAGAGGTATTGGGCGAACTCCTTTTGTAAATATTTATATAATCACTCCACAGAGGGCACTTCTAGTCATAGAGGTGTCCTTTGTGTTTGTCTAATAAAACAAGCTAATTGCTAGAGAGGTGGTGGTGTATTGTGAAGAAAAAAGATAAATTAACTCTTAAACAAAAGAGATTTGCTGATGAATACATCATCAGTGGGAATGCGACACAGTCAGCAATAAAAGCGGGATACAGTAAAAAAACAGCTGGTGTGATAGCAGTTGAAAACTTAGAAAAACCTAACATCAAGGCTTATATAGACAAAAGGCTCAAGGAATTAGACGATAAAGCCATCGCAAAGCAAGAAGAAGTATTGCAGTATCTCACTGCTGTGATGAGAGGTCAGTCGAAGAGTGCCGTTGTTGTCATCGAGGGACTAGGCGAGGGATTGTCTGAGGCAAGGCTGATAAATAAGACTCCAGACGAAAAAGACCGAATCAAGGCAGCGGAGCTACTAGGCAAGCGATATGGTGCGTTTACCGAGAAGGTCGACATAAGCGGTGACATGAGTCTAAGCATTGAGGTGGACTATGGCACAGAAGATACAAATACAAAGCAATAAAGCCTTTAGCGAAGTACATCGCAGTAAAAAGCGATATATAGCACTAAAAGGCTCAGCTGGTAGTGGAAAGAGTGTAGACACAGCACAGCAGTATCTTATAAGGCTATTAAAAGACAAGGGTCGTAACCTTGTGTGTATTCGTAAGTCTGATGTGACCAATAGAGACAGTACATACGCAGAGCTGACGGGAGCCATATACCGACTAGGACTTGACAAGTATTTTGAGTGCAGATTGTCACCTCTTCAGATAAGATGTATCAATGGGAATATGATTATCTTTAGAGGAGTAAACGACGAAAAGCAACGAGAGAAACTCAAGTCAATCACATTCCAAAAGGGTAAGCTGACAGATGTATGGATAGAAGAGGCGACGGAATTAACACAATCCGACTTTGAAATCATAGACGATAGACTTCGAGGAAATCTTCCAAGCGGTCAATTCTATCAAATCAAGATGACATTTAATCCAGTCAATAAAAATCACTGGATTAAAAAACAATTCTTCGATAGGCAAGACGAGAATACACTCACTTGCCACAGTTCTTACCTTGACAATCGCTTTATAGACGATGCGTACAAGGCGAGAATGCGGAGAAGAAAGGAAGTAGATCCAGACGGCTATCGCATATACGGATTAGGCGATTGGGGAGAAATCGGAGGACTAGTCCTAAAGAATTGGGAAGTCGCTGACATCAGTCAAAATGCAAACGACTACGACGATGTGGCAATCGGTCAAGACTTCGGTTTCAACCACGCAAACGCAATTCTACAGCTTGCAATTAAGGACGACGACATATATATCCTAAAAGAGATATACGTCTACGAGAAGGACACATCGGAGATTATAGACATAGCTGACAAGATGGACCTTGTCGGCAAAATGTGGTGTGACTCAGCTGAGCCCGATAGGATTAAGACCTGGAAGAAAGCTGGCTACAAGGCAGAGGGCGTCACGAAAGAAAAGACACCCAAGCAGAAGTACCAAGCGACTCAGATTGATTGGCTAAAAAGACGCAAGATATACATACACCCTTCATGTGTCAACACCATGAGGGAGATAGAGCAATGGAAATGGAAAAGGGATGAGCAGTCGGGGAAATACCTAGACGAGCCAGTTCCTTTTTTTGATGACGCAATGGCAGCACTTCGATATGGAGTCGAGGGCTGGAGAAAGCCGTCAACAGTTAAGCTAAAGACATTTAAGGAGGGAATCTAGTAGATATGAAATCGAAAAGACCATATGTGTTACCTTACGCACTTGTATGCAGTGAGCAAGAGATAAGCGAAGGTATCAAAGGCGACTTGATCCAAAAGCAAATCGCAAAGCATAACAACATGTTACAGAGATATGTATACCTTGAGAACATGTACAAAGGTTTTCACGACATATTCAAGGGGCCAGATAAAGAGAACTGGAAACCAGATAACAGACTAGCAGTGAATTTCCCTAGATACATAACGGACACTTTTACAGGATACGGATATGGAGTACCTATCAAGGTGACGCATCCAGACGAAAAGGTGAACGATGCTATACAGCTTTTCGGCAGACAGAACGAGATCACTGACCACGAGGCTGAGATGGTAAAGAAGTGCTGTATATATGGACATGCGTTTGAGTTCATGTATCAGAATGAGCAACACGAGACAAAGGTATCGTCAATCTCACCTAAAGAGCTCTTTGTTGTGTATGACGATAAGCTCAGTCAAAGGGCATTATTTGCGGTCAGGTATGGAATATATCCACAATCTAGCGACAAGGCTGGCAAAACATATGGCGAGGTTTACACAAAGAACTTCATATACACCTTTGAGGACAAGAAGGTATCAGAGGCAGAGGAGAACCCTTACGGCTTTATCCCTTGTGTTGAGTGGAGACTGAACGACGAGCGAATGGGCCTATTTGAGCCTATCACTGGACTTGTTGAGACATATAACGCAACACTAGGCGAAAAGGCTAACGATGTAGACGCATTCGCTGAGGCTTATCTTGCTATATTGGGAGCTGAGCTTGATGATGACGGAGTGAGACATATCCGTGACAATAGAATCATCAATCTGTATGGCACAGATAACGCAAAGGATATACTTATCCAGTTCTTGCAGAAACCAACGGCAGATGGAACACAAGAGAACCTACTCAACAGACTTGAAACTCTGATATATCAAATCTCTATGGTGGCGAACATTTCAGACGAAAGCTTTGGAAATGCATCGAGCGGAGTATCACTAGCATACAAGCTCCAGGCAATGAGCAATCTTGCACTGACCTTTGACCGAAAGATAGAGAAGAGCTTGAGAAAGCGATACAAAATCTTTTGCAGTCTGGCGACAAATGTAAGTGATCCATTAGCTTATCAAGACATCGAGATAAAGACGACTAGAAATATACCAGTCAACACACAGAACGAGGCACAGATTGCATCAACATTGCAAGGTGTCGTATCAAAAGAAACTCAGCTGAGCGTACTGTCAATCGTTCCAGATGTTAGACGAGAGATAGAGAAGATGGACGAGGAAGAGGAAGAGGCAAGAAAGAAACTATCAGCAGTAGACTTGCTCTTTGCTGACGAAAATAAGCCAAGCGAGAGCGAATAAAGGATAAAGCAGAATCATGACGAGGAGAAAGAGGCACAATCCAAGTGCTGACTACTGGCGAGAACGAGAGACCGAGGCTATAAGGCATAGAATCAAGGACGAGCAAGAATATTTCAAAGAGGTGAAACGAATCTTTGACAATGCGTCCGTCAACATCGACAAGGAAATAAAAGCCTTTTATATGCGATATGCAAGCAAAGAGGGTATTACCCTTGCCGAGGCTAAGAAAAGAGCCTCACAGATGGATATAGAGGCTTTTAGCAATAAGGCAAAACGATATGTTAAGACTAAGGACTTCTCAGACCAAGCAAACGAGGAGCTAAGGCTCTATAATCTCACCATGAAGATTAATAGACTGGAGCTACTAAAGGCAAATATCGGACTAGAGCTTGTCGATGCATATCAAGACCTAGAGGACATCACACGCAAGGCGATGACCGAGCGAACACGAGAGGAGCTCAAAAGACAGTCTGGAATACTAGGAGAGAGCATAAACGACAGTAGAAAAGCCGTTGAAGACATCATCGGACAATCATTTTATAACGCTACATTCTCCGACAGGATATGGCACAATCAGACCTTGCTCAAGTCACAGCTTGACACTCTGATATCAACAGGACTGATACAAGGGCGAAACCCTAAAGCACTAGCTGGAGAACTTCAAAAGGTATTCGGCACATCAAGATATAACGCAGAGCGACTGCTCATCACTGAGCTGGCAAGGGTGCAGACACAGTCACAGCAAAACGCATATGAACAATGTGGGTATGACGAGTATCAGTTCATCACCATAGGAGCTGGTGCTTGCCCTATTTGCAAACCGATGAACGGAAGGATGTTCAAGGTTAGGGATATGCTAGTAGGTGAGAATGCTCCGCCTCTTCATCCTAACTGTAGGTGTAGTACTAGTGCAGCAATGCCAGCCTACGAGGCATGGGTAGATAGTGGAGCGGCAAAGAACGGAGTTATGTTTGATGATTTTAAGTCTTTGTTTACTGCTGGTAAGGGGAAAATTGCTTATGATGACAACTATAAAATAAATGGGAAGGAAAATAAAGCGGAAATTGAGGCTGCAAAATGGCTATCACGAGTCTTTGGTGGGGACATTACTCTTTTAACTAATTACTATAACAAGATTTGTCCGGACTATCTTTGGAATGGACGACTTTGGGATTTAAAGTCACCTAAAACAACAAAAGGAACTGACAAATTAGTACAGCATGGACTTAGACAGATAGCGACGTTCCCCGGAGGTGTTTTAGTTGACTGTAGCCATATAGGTATTGATGCTAACGAGGCAACAAACATTGCGTTCCATCGATTAAAGAGAAGTGGTAAAGATAAAAATACAAAAATTATTATAAAAAATGGCGAAGAAGTTTTTGCCATTTTACGACCCCAATAAAAAAGAGAGCGACTCGCTCCCCAACCTAAAGGGGTCGGGGGGTCGCCCTCTAAAACAGATGTTTTATATTTATATAATACCCCATTGGTTTTAAAAAGTCAAGCAAAATCATGGTGAAAGTCATCTAACGGTTAAGATATTGGATTGTGACTCCAAGTATGCCAGTTCGACTCTGGTCTTTCACCCCAAATTAACTAAAGGACAAAAGGAGACGATGATAACAATTTACAATAGTAAGCACAGAATATCCGTTGAGGGTCACGCAGACTACGGACCATACGGACAAGACATCGTTTGCAGTGCCGTATCAACACTCTTACAGACTTATATTGAGTCAGTGGCTAATCTGTCAAGCGACGAAATAAAATACAGTATAGGCGAAGGGAGAGCCTTCGTAGAGCATAAGGCTTTATCAGAACAAGGGAAAGTTCTGAGAGAGTCTTTTTTTATAGGCATAAACGGAGTGGCGTCAGCTTACTCCGATAATGTAAAAGTCATAAATCTTATAACAGCGGATGACATGGGGGAATATGATTCCAATGTGTTGGACGAAAGGGGAAAAGAACATGGAAGTTATTAAGAAGTGGGAACTACAGTTATTTGCAGATGGTGATGATGCTGGGACCGATGGTGGTAATGGCACAGAGCCTACAGAACCAAACAAAGAGGGAAATAACGGAGGAGAGCAGAGCAACGGCTTTGACGACTTCCTAAAGGACCCTAAGAATCAAGCAGAGTTTGACCGCAGAATCGAGAAAGCAATCAAGACAAGAGAGTCCAAGCTAGAGGACAAGTACAAAGAGGACTTGAAGAAGGCTCAGACCGAGGCGGAAAAGCTAGCTAAGATGAACGCAGAGCAAAAAAAGGACTACGAGCTAGAGCAGATGCGTGAGGAAAACGCAAGGCTAAAAGCACAGTCGGAGATGATGGAACTCAGAAATACAGCGTCAACTCTACTATCTGAGGCTGGCATTGAGGCTAATAAGGATATGCTAGATCTAGTAGTCAATGGCGATGCAGAAAAGACAAAGGGCAACATCGAGAAACTTGTTAGCATTGTTGAAAAGGAACTCAAGGCTGCAGAGGTTAAAAGAGCAACTGGCAGAACGCCTAACAACTTTAATAACAATAACGGCAATCTCAGTCCACTTGAGCAGAAGATTGCCAAGTATAAGAAATCGTAATACGAAAGTAAGAAAGGGTATTTAGAAATGGAAAAGAGAAGATTTGATCTACAGCTATTTGCACAGGGCGAGAATAACGGCAGAGGAATCACAGTGTACGGAAAAGAGTTCAAGGAACTCATTGAGGCAGTTTTTGGAGTAGAGGCATACTTTGCGGACTTCTTTGTTGGTGACACAATCGAGGCACTAGACGGAGTAGCTAACAACAAGGTAGCTTTCACAGTGAAGACCTCAGACATTCCAGTAGTAGTCGGTACATACAGCAAGGACCCAGCTACAGGCTTTGGTGCTGGCACAGGAAAGACATCAAGATTCGGTGATAGAAAAGAGATCACCTACACAGACGTAGATGTGCCTTACACATGGACATGGGCAATCCACGAAGGACTAGACAGAGCAACAGTAAACGCAGACATGGACACAGCAGTAGCTGACAGACTAGAGCTACAGGCACAGGCTAAGGTTGGACAGTTTAACGCACATCACGGAAAGTTTATCTCAGACAATGCTGGCAAGACAATTGCTGGAGGCGTATCCGTAACAAAGGACAATGTTGGCGAGATATTCTCCCAGCTATCAGCTCACTTCACAAACGCAAAGGTTCGCAACGGACTTGTGAAGATTGCTAAGGTAAGATCAGATGTGTATAACGCAATCATCGACAGCGGACTTGCTACAAGTGCGAAGGGTTCATCTGTAAATGTTGACGACAACGCTATGCTAAAGTTCAAGGGATTCTACATAACAGAAGTACCAGCAGACCTATTCCAGACAAAGGAAGTAGTATATGCTTATGTTCAGCACTGCGGTAAGGCGTTCACAGGAATCAACACTGTAAGAACAATCGAGTCAGAGGACTTCAACGGACTAGCACTACAGGGAGCTGGAAGTGCTGGCGAGTATGTACCAGCTGATAATAAGAAGGCAATCGCTAAGGTAACAGTTACTGGAGTATAAGCCTTTAGAGAGTAGGCAAAGCCTAAAAGGGGAGATAAGGGGAGGACAATTAAGTCCTTCTCTTTTATTTGTTTAAAGAGAAAGGAATAATCACTATGTATAAAGTATTAGAGCAGTTCCATGACCTACAGGACTTCACAACAGATAAAAAGGGCGAGAAAACCTATTTTGAGTACAACGAGGGCGATACATATCCTAGAGAAGGATATGAGCCAGCAGAGTGGAGAATCGACGAGCTGATGGGTGGAGACAACCCACTAAGAAACCCACTAATCAAGGAAGTGGGCGACGATTCAGAGGCGACAGATGTAACAGAGGCAACTAATGGAGCAGATGTAACAGAGGAAGGCGAGGAATAATGTATTTAGATAGTATCAAGGCACTGCTAGGACCACTAGGCTATAAGCACGAGGAATTAATCCATCGAATAGCCTACATGACCGAGCAAAGGCTAAAAGTCCTTATATCGAGCGAAGAAGTGCCATATGAACTATCATATATTGTCGTTGAGGTATCCGTCGCAAGGTTTAATCGTATCGGCTCAGAGGGATTGTCTTCTCACAATGTTGAAGGCGAACAAATGACATGGAGCAATGACGATTTTAAGCCTTACACAAAGGATATTGAGACCTATCTGAAGAACAAAGCGAACAGCACTCAAGGAAGGGTGAGGTTTATATGAGGTATGACAAAGTAATCACCCCATGTGAAGAGAATAGAGGCCTTTACAACGAAGATACGGGCGACTATGACGATGTCGGTGATATATACAATGAGCCTATCATTGCATCGGTTTGTGACGCATCAGACCAAACTGTAAAGCTAGTCTATGGTGAAATGCGAGAGGGAGTTCTGATGATACATGTACCAACCAATGATGTCGGTATCAAAACGGACTATATCGAGTACAAAGGCAAGAAGTACCGCATAGACAAGAGGCGAAATTTGAGGTTTAAGACGACTTTTATCGTCTCAGAGGTTCATTGATATGTCAATCAAGATAAGCGGAGCAGACAAGCTGTCTGAGGCATTAAAGCACGCACAGAAGATGGTTGATGTGAAGGCTTGCATTAGTAAGCATGGTGCAGACCTTAACAAGGTCATGGTCGAAAAAGCACCCGTCAAGACTGGCTTTTTACGAAGGAGCATCAAGCTGAGTAAGGGCGACGATGGTATGAGCGTGACAGTTGAGCCAACAGCAGAGTACGCACCATACCTAGAGTACGGTACAAGGTTCATGAGAGAGCGACCATTCGTTAAGCCCGCACTTGAAAAGGTTAAACCAAAGTTTATAAGGGATGTAAAGAAAATCATGAAAGGTTAGGTGGAAATGAGAAGAGACCCACAGCAAGAGATATTTGCTAAAGTCCGCAAAGAGCTAGAGAAACGTTTTGGAATACTAGTATTTGATACAGTCATTCCATCTAAAGAGGTTGAGTATCCTTTTATCGTGATGGCTGGGACCACGCAGACGGACACGCAGAACAAAACTGCACTATTCGGCACGGTGGCACTGACTATTCATGTATGGCACAACAACATGCTTCAGAGGGGCACATTCTCAACGATGCTACTTGATGTCAAGGACATCGTAAGAGGAATAGAGACGACAGAGAATCGCTCATGGAATCTAGTAGAAACCAATCAAACAATCATGGAGGACGATACGACCGCTCATGCATTGTTGCACGGAGTACTAGAGTTCACATGGACATTTAGCTAAAAACAAAATAAGAAAGTAATTAACACAACAATTAGTTAGGAGGAATAGACATGGCACAGGCAACTATGACAGCTGTAGCTGGAAAAAAGATAGTATACCTTTACAGACTTTTGTCAAAGGCGGCAACCGAGAAAGGTGCAGCGATTGCGTTCGTAACAGAGAATGGACGTTCAAAGTCAAAGGATGCTGACTCAACAGCAACAAAAGACGGAAAGATAAGAACTCCAGGAGTCGCTGAGACAGAAATCACTTGTACATCAATCCTTTCAAAGGGTGACAAGCTACTCAAATCACTTGAGGACGCACTAGACAACGACGAAATCGTTGAGATTTGGGAGGCAAACCTTGAAGAGGCTGGCACTGGTGCTAATAAGTATGCGGGCAGATATTTTCAGGGATATCTCACAAACTTCGAGATCAAGTCAGGAGCTGAGGATATGGTCGAAGTATCACTCACATTCGGAATCAATGGCTCAGGAGTGAGAGGTGATGTTACAGTGACAAATGAACAGCAGGCCGTTGCGTCTTATGTATTTAAGGACACAACAGCTGGAGCATAGAGGAAGAGTAAGGGCGGTTTAGCAGACCGCCTTTTTTTGTACAAATAATCATCTATTGATTGAGAGAGGAAAAGAAAATGAACACAATGGAGCTTGAAATCAACGGAAAAACCTATTCTTTTAAGTTTGGAATGGGTTTTTTGCTTGAAATAAATAAAACATACGAGGTTGAATCAGCCGGAACTAAGAACAAGGAAAAGGCTGGCCTTGCGTTTAATATCAGCGGAATACTTGATAAGAACCCTGAGTCACTGCTTACAGTCCTAGAAATCGCCAACAAGACTGAAACACCTAGAATCAGCAAGAGCGACATCATGGCATACATAGAGAGCGAAGATACAGACATCGACGGACTATTTGATGAGGTGCTTGATTTTTTATCGAAAGCCAACTGTACCAAGAACATGACTCTGAAGATACAGAAGGCAGCGAAAGAGGCAGAGGAAGAAGAGAAGGCACTAAAGAAAAGACAGAAGGAACTCATGGGAATGCTCAGTCAATAGAGGAAATCTACGAGGCGATTGCAATAGACTGCTTTAGGTTTTTTGGTTTTAAACGAATCGAGGAAGTGAATACTCTTACATTTCCCGAGTATCAGTTACTAGTAAAGGCTCACAATCTCAAGCAAGTAGACGAGCAGTACAGACTACACTGGCAAGCTTATTTGAACTTTGCTGCATCAGCAAAAAAGAAAGCTGGTAAAGACAAAATCAAGCCTGTATTTGCACGTTTTGACAACTTCTTTGACTACGAGGCAGAACTAGACAAGGCAAGAGGAATCAAGCGAGATAACGACAGACTGATTGCAATCGGACAAATAATGAAACAAGGAAAGGGGGAGACACATGGCTGATTATTCAGTGAAAGCGATACTATCGGCAGTTGATAAAAACTTTACTAGCACATTCGCAAAGGCAGACAGAAGTGTTGTGGGCTTGCAGTCGAGACTATCAAGAGGTTTTGGCTTTGGACTATTCGCTGGTGCTGGTCAAGCTGCGTTCAACAAAGTCACTGGTGCTATCGGTGGAATGAAGAATGAGCTCATAGAATCATCAAGGGCATGGCAGAACTTTGAATCTAACATGGCGATGAACGGGCATACAAAGAAAGAGATTGCAGAGACACGAAAAGAGCTACAGAAGTATGCAGAGCAGACAATCTACAGCTCATCAGATATGGCGAGCACGTTCGCTCAGTTTGATGCAGTAGGTGTCAAAGGGTCAAAGGACCTTGTAAAAGCCTTCGGTGGAATCGCAGCTGCGTCGGAAAACCCACGACAATCGATGAAAACGCTATCCGTTCAAGGCGTACAGATGGCAGCTAAGCCTTATGTAGCATGGATGGACTTCAAGCTCATGTTAGAGCAGACACCAGCTGGAATATCTAAGGTCGCTAAGACGATGGGTATGACCACATCGGAGCTCATAGCGAATGTACAAGCTGGCAAGGTTAAGACTGAGGACTTCTTCGAGGCCATCAAAAAGACTGCTGGTGCTGGTAGTGATCTACAAAAGATGGCGACACAGTACAAGGACATCGGTCAAGCACTTGACGGACTAAAGGAGACAATATCAAACAAGCTACAGCCAGCATTCATGGCCTTTAATACTAAGGGAATTAAGGTCGTAACAACGGCTACAAACGAGTTATCGGACGCAATCGACAGATTGACCGAGGCATTCGAGAAAAACGGCCTAAGCGGAGTTTTGAGCGAGCTAGCGTCATCAGCTGGCAAGCTACCAGCTCCACTAAGGGAGATTGCCTCAGTAGGTGGAGCAATGGCTGGCATTTTTGTAGGTCGTAAGATATTTAATCCAAAGACATTCGAAATGGTAGGCGATGGCATAGGGCTTGTGAATCATGGTATCAAATCTATACCAGCTGGGCTAGATAAGGCGACAGAGGGCCTATTTAAACTGCAGACCATCACGGGTCGTTTTGATATTGGATCAAGAGGTAATCGTATTTGGAAGAGCATCTACTTACCATTTGAGAAAGCCTCAGCGATGTCATCTAGTGTACTAGATCGAATGGGTAGCATGTTACCAAACAGGGTTACGGCCATAGGTGGCCGATTAGGCGGAGCGTTTGGTGCTGTAGGTGGCAAGGTAACGGGTGGACTTGCGAAAGTCATGGGACTAGGATTGAGGCTAATCCTTCCAGCCGCCTTAATTGCGACAGCAATCGCTGGACTAGGCGTACTAGCTAATGCGTATGGCGATAAAATCAACGATATGATAAAGATAGCCGTTGAGAAAGGTCCCGAAGTAATAACAAACTTCACAAAGAGTGTTACTAGCAAACTACCCGATCTAATCAATAGCGGTTCACAATTGCTGATTAACTTCCTTAACGGACTAGCTCAATTACTTCCTAACGTGCTGGAGAGTGCTTTTACAATAATTGAAACACTTGTCAATGGATTATCGGCAAACGCACCTAGCATCATCACAAGTGCAGTCGAGGTGCTATCACAGTTCGTTATGGGTATCGCTGAGCACTTGCCTGATCTAATCGTTACGGGCATGAACTTGCTTGCCTCACTTGCGAAAGGCATTGCCCAGAACTTCCCACAGATTGCTGAGACCGCATTCAACGCATTGATTAAATTTGTTGATGGAATCATCGAGAATTTACCTCAGATACTTCAAGCAGCCGCACAGATTGTGCTGTCGCTCATTGGTGGCCTTATAGCTGCGTTCCCTACCATCGTTCAAAAGGGTGTCGAGCTAATCGGCAAGCTAGTTAGCGGAATTGTACAAGCTATACCTCAAGTATTTACTGCGATTCTAGGGTTAGGTAAGGGAATTGTTGACAGAGTCTCTAAGATTGACCTAAAGAGCATAGGAAGGGCTATCATCCACGGATTTTTGGGAGGACTCACAGCTGGATTTGAAAAGGTGAAGAACTTTGTCGGAGGAATTGCTGGGTGGATTAAGAAACATAAAGGTCCTATCGAATACGATAAGAGACTTCTCATTCCAGCTGGTAACGCAATCATGAGCGGACTTGATAAGGGATTGACTTCTTCGTTCTCAAAGGTCAAAAAGACAGTTGACGGAATGGGTTCAAGCATTGCTGATAGCTTTGGAATCGGAAGACAAATGAGCTTTGCTGGTATACCTACAGCTAGTCTATCAAGTGAGTACGACTATGACGCAGTCGCAAGATACACCGTTGTCGTTCCTGTAGAGCTAGACGGCAAAGAAATCGCAAAGGCAACCGCAGACCCTATGCGTGAGGAATTAAACAAGCGAGAGAAGAGGGAAGGAAGGAGACACGGACGTGTATAGATTTACTGACGTGACCGAAAAGGGTAGCACAATGCTACCCTCTGAGGCCTTACGAATAAATGGCAAATACATCGAAGAGCTTGTCAAAGGCTATAAGACGCTCAATGTAAAGGGCAGAGAGTTATTGCTATCAGACATAGACGAATACTCTACAGGTGGAGCTGATGGCACTAGTATGCGAAGACGGAAGTATCCAGCTAGAGTCATTACAGTGACCTTCCAGCTCATCGCAGAAACCAACGAGGAATATCGCAGAGCTTTTGAGAAACTCAACGCAGTTTTAAATGTTGAAGATGCACAGCTAATCTTTGATGACGAAAGGGATAGGTACTACATCGGCACTCCATCAAGCTATGAAGATATAGATCCTGGTCGCAACGCAGTCGTGGGGAAATTCTCTATAAAGTGCTTTGACCCATTCAAATACGCACTGACTGAAAAGGTGGTTACTGCTAACAAAGACAAGGTTTTTGAGTTTAACTATGATGGCACTTATCCAGCACACCCACATTTTGAGGTGTCTTTACCAGAATCATCATGTGGATATATGGCATTTGTCAACCAAGATGGGAAGATCATTCAGCTAGGCAATCCGTCAGAGATTGACGGAATAGCATTGCCACCATCTGAGCGACTAATCGACATTTCAAGATATAGCAACCCATTCAAGGCGAGCGAGTGGAAGATTAACGAGAAGAATCTACCATCACTACACGGAATGGTAGGTATCGACGGAACACTAGATACAGCTACAGATAAGGTACAAGCTAGGACTTACGGAAACGGAACAAAATTCCACGGTCCTTCTATAACTAGAATGCTAAAGGCAGATAAGAGCGGACACATTGGAGCTATGAATTTTAGATGCACATTCTCACACAAGTTCTGTTTGTCAAAGGATATCATAAATCAGCAAGGTGCGTTCAATGTGCTCTTTTGTCACAATACTGGCACAGAGCGATATCTTGTCACCGCATTTTCTATAGAAACATACGAGGCACCTAGAGTCGCACTGACAAGGATGTTCGAGGGAGATGTAGGCATTTCCACATATGGTCCCGATGTTCCAATAGATTGGGATAACCTAAAGACTGGAGCCTCTGAGAACGCATCAAATACATGCACAGTAACCAAAGTGGGTGAAGTGGTGACTTTTAATATCTACGGCACAAAGAAATCAATCACCATTAGAGATCGAGACAACAGAGAAGTAAACGAAATTAGCATCATTTTCGCTGCGTATGGTAATAAGCCGACTCTAGGACTGAATATGCTATATGATTTAACCTTTACTAAGGACCATACGACGACATTCATCGACATTCCAAACAAGTTTTCGCAAGGCGACAACATCAAAGTGAATGGAGACGAGGGTCGCATCATAGTCAACAATCTAGAAACACCTGAGTACGGAGCAATCGGCAACGACTGGGAAGGATTCAAGCTAACGCAAGGAGCCAATCGCATCAATGTAGCCATGTCAGACTGGACAAAAAATGCACAGATAAAACTAAAGTACAGAGAGAGGTACATATAAATGATAATCTATTTTGCAGACAAAAAACTAAACATACTAGGCATGGCCTCCACCAAACTATCTAAAGGCTTTAAAATCACCGATGACAGCAAGGTTCAAGCAGTGGACACAGGTATTGCCACTCTAGGCTTTAAAATCGTTTATACAGGCGAAAATAAGGCTCTGCTAGAGCAAATGACCACGACTGGCAATCAGCTTTTATGCTCAAGGGATGGCAAAGATGAAGTATACACCATCATCGACACTGTGGCAGACTCCAAGAACCAGGACATCGAAGTGTATGCGGAAGATGCTGGACTTGACCTATTAAACGAGATAGCGGAGCCTTTTACCTCTGCAGAGGCAAAGCCTATCAGCTGGTACATTGAAAAGTGGACTAAAGACAGTGGCTTTGAGATAGGTATTAATGAAATCTCAGACCGCTCTAGAAAACTCAGCTGGGACGGAGAGGCGACTGTCACTGAAAGGCTTGCTAGTTTATCGAAACAATTTGACGCAGAGGTATCGTACAGCTTTGACATCAAAGGGCTTACAGTGGCACACAAATACATCAACATCTACAAACGCAGAGGAAAGGATGTAAAAGAGGAGCTGAGGCTCAATCGTGACATAGATCGTATCGTTGTGAAAAAATCTATATCTAATCTTGCAACAGCTCTAATCGTCAAAGGTGGAACTCCAGAAGGTCAGAACGAGCCTATCACTTTGAAAGGCTATGTATATGATGATGGCGACTTTTATGTCGATGCAGACGGAAGGCTATGCTCAAGGGCCGCACTTGCTAAGTGGGGAAGAATCAGCGAGATCACATCGGAAGACGGACTAAAGAAGACACAGACATTCAAGCATATCACAAAGACATATAGCTATGACACAGTGGTACAGAAGACACTTTGTAACCACGCAATCGGCAAGCTAAAGAAGATTAGAGATATTGAGGAGAACTACGAGATTGATATCAATAAACTTCCTGAGAATATTGCAATAGGCGATAGAATCAACATAATTGACGAGGCTGGAAAACTCTACCTATCGGCTAGACTACTCAAACTAGAGGAATCTATCGACGATGGAATGCAAAAGGCCACTTTAGGCGAGTATCTCATCCAAGATAGTGGAATCTATCAGTCAATTGTTGACCTTGCGAACGAGCTCAAGGCTCTTCCACGACCTAAGCCACTATACACATGGATTGCTTATGCAGATGATAATCACGGAAATGGAATATCATCCTCTGCAGATGGCAAGGCATATCTAGGCATCAGCAACGGACAAGCAAGCGAGACAGTAGACCTAAGCAAGCCTGAACTCTTTACATGGAGCAAAGTCAAGGGAGAGGACGGAAAGGATGGCAAGTCAGCCTATACATGGGTCGCATACGCAAGCGACGACAAGGGAACCGACTTCTCACACACTTATACCAATTCCCATAAGTGGATGGGAATCGCACTAGACAAGGATGTCGAGACACCTTCAAACGACTACACGGACTATAGCTGGCACCCAATTGTTGACGAGGCGATAAGAAACGATGTTGAGGCGTTCATGGGGATGGCTCAAGCATCCTTTGAAGAGGCACAGAAGACAGCTACAAACTACATCACAGCATCCCCCCAGGGCATCATGGTGGCAGACCTACAAGATGGCTCAGAAACACCTGAAAATGCGACAGGCTCAAATGTGCTTATCACAAATGAGGCTGTGAATATCCGAAATGGACAGAGTGTAAATGCATCCTTTGGAAATTCAGTGGTAATACGTAGCGAGGAGTCGGAGCTCACGCTTAATAAGTCGCTTGAAATCGGATATATCAACACCTCTGCAGAGGGAACTATTAGAGCGAGTCTATCACCTAGAGGACTAGCAATGACTAGTGCAACAGCAAAAATAAACCTCGGAAACGCATTGTCGATAGGTTCAAACGATGCACTGACATACGGAATGTATCGAGGAAATCGCTCATTAGTCTTTGAGAGAAATGGCATTATAATATCATCGGACCCTATATCGGTACCAGAGCTCAGAATCAAAGATGCAAGTCTAAAATCTAACGGAACCCAGCTATACACCGAGGGCGACTTAAAGGCGAAGGGTGTAGTAGGGTCGTTTATGCAAGCAAACTCGACGCAAAACATAATTCTCATGAAGAATGGTGTTATCACACCATTTCAGCTCAATAACGCACTGTTTTCAAGTGGCGATGTTTTCTCGCTTATCAATGGTGCAATCAAAGTCAGCGAGGGAGGACTGTATGAAATCAGCGCTGGCGTCTACTTTGAGAACGATGTTGCGGCATCTCCTTTTAATGGTGTTTACATCAAATCAAACGGCAATGAAATTGCATCAACAGTTATCACAACAAGGGCTGGTGGAGGCATTGGACTTGCCTCAAAGGTGGTATCGCTGACAGCTGGTGCAGAGGTGACTTTGAACGCTAGGCACATCGGAGGGGCTAATGTCACAGCAGAGGGAAATAATCCAGCTACTTACCTCTATATCAAATATCTATGCAGAGCAGAAGGGTAAAATAGGAGGGCGTATGGAACAGTTCACAAGCGAAGATTGTTATAGACGCAGAGAAAGCGACATAAAAAAACTAGAGGAGCATACTCACGGAATAATCTCACTTGAAAAGAGGATGGACTCACTTGAGAATATGACATCCGAACTTCAGAAGATGAATGTCAGCTTACAGCTAATGGTGCAAAAGATGGACGCACATCAAGAAGAACTTAATGAACAAGGCGAACGAATCAACGCACTTGAGCAAGTGCCTAAGATGAGATGGAACGCAGTCATACAAGCGATTATATCCGTTGTCATCGGCTCAGTTCTCACACTTGGCATTCAAAATATTTTAGTTAGGTAAAGGTGGAAATAACTCCACCTTTTTATTTTTTATTCAAGGGAGGTAAATTATGAATCTTGAATTTTTAACAAATCTTTACATTCCACTAGTTATCGCAGTTTGCCTAGTCGTAGGCTATCTGATGAAAAAGTTCCTACCAACGGATAACAGGTATATTCCGCTCACAGTCACAGTGCTAGGAGCCGTGCTAGGTTGTATCGACGCACACGCGATTACACTTGTTGCCATTGCAAGTGGTATGATTAGTGGACTTGCAAGCACTGGCTTGCATCAGATATTTAAACAGATTTTAAAATTAAACGATGTAGAGGAAGCAGACAAGGAGTAGGCTATGGCATATCAATTTATAGAAGACTTTGACAGTCCGAACTTTGGCAAATACTATGTCGGAGAGACGAATCAGAATGTGCCTGAATATATCTGTATTCATCATTGGGGTGCAGATGGACAGTCATTTATGGGTGTAGTTAATTGGCTATGTAACCCAAAAGCTGGTTCATCGGCTCATCTAGTTATAGAGGCTGGCAGAGTAGCTTGTATCGTTAGCTTTCCTAATGTTGCGTGGCACACTGGTGTGATGGAGGAAAACGCTAGGTCGTTAGGCTTTGAATGTAGACCAGAATGTCGTCCAGAAGACTTTGAGACAGTGGCAGAGGCAATAGCTTATGCGTGGAGATTTTATAACCGCAAATTGCCACTTAGAGGGCATTGCGATATAAAGCCTACTCAGTGCCCTGGAAGATGGTATGCAAGGCTAGACGAACTATATCGCAGAGCAGAATACTACTATAACGGTGGTGGTGCTCAGCCTGTACCTGAGAAGAAGACTATTCCATCAGATGTAACTATCACTAGATATGCTGGAGCAGATAGGTACAAGACTGCTGACCTAATCGCTGAATCACATCTAAAGCCTAACAAGGTAGTAGTTAGTGGCAAAGGCTTTGCTGACGGATTATCAGCAGGCTATCTAGCCTATACTAAAAATGCGAACCTAGTATATGACGAGTGCAAGGGCACTAATGGGTTAGAGACAACCGTTGTAGGTGGCGATGTAAAAATCAATGGTGCTGGAGTAAAGGTGCTCAGTGGTGCTGATAGATACGCAACAAATCTTGAGGTACTTAAGGAGTGTATAAAAGGTGCTAAAAAGCTAATCGTCACAAGTGGCAAAGATTGGGCTGACGGTGTGTCTGTATCGACAGTCAGATACCCTGTAATGATGGTGGGCGACTATCTCACAATCAAGCAAGCGTCATTTTTAGACAAGCAGTCTGACCTTGAGTACATCATACTAGGTGGAGAGAGTGTAGCATCAAAGGATATTGAGCGACAGCTTGCAGACATCGGCAAGGTAACAAGGCTTGACGGATTAGATAGATACGAGACATCGACAAAGATTGCTGACCTATTTTACCCTCACGCAGATACTGTGATTTTAGTTAATGCGTGGGCAGATGGGCTTGTGGCGAGCAATCTAGGTGACTATCCTGTATTGCTAGTCAATAAGTATACCAACGAATCGGCTAAGGCTTATATCAAAAAGCACGGAATCAAAAAGGCTTTCGTACTAGGCGATATATCCGACGATATACTAGCTGACATATTTAACTAACTAAGAGGGCGTTTGCCCTCTTTTTTTGTTGCCATAAATCAGTTTTGCGAATACAATCTATATAGCATATAAGGGAGCAAAAGTCACACCCTTAAGCACACTACATCAAAAAAACATTGAAATTTAGTAGTTATAGGTCGGTTTCCTAAACCGTGCGTCGGGTGTTCGAATCGCCTCTGGGACACCAAA